AACTAGATTTTATAGATAAACTGTTAACTGGCGCTGTTAATAAAGAAGTGCTTTTTAGTATTCTCCAGAGGGGAGACACTAATAGAGATATGTTTGTTTCTGTTAGCAATGCTTCTAAACTGTTTGAAACTGGTGCTAATTTAGATAATTTACAAAATCAAACTAATAGATATGCAACGGAAAATGTTGGGGAACTGCCCTCTAGAGTTAGAACAAACAACGCTCAAGAGATTATAAAATCTGCAGTGCAAATACCTGCTGTTCTCGACTCTCCAAATTACCAAAAAGGTAAGTATATAGACGGTGTTAATATGGTGCTTACTCAGGGCGATAAAATAGCTCCCGGCATGATTGTTGGAAACAGGTATGTTATTAATGCAAATGCCTTCGATTTATCTCGTAGAATGATACAGCAGTTTCCTAATCAACGAACGCCAGAGATGGCGAAGGGTAGAGAAACTGCTCAGAAAAGAGTTAACAGTATGGTTGACTCAGTATTTGACTTAGTAACAGGTCAGGTAGTTCCTGCACAATTAAGAACAGAGGTCCAGACGAAAGGAAAAAATAAAGGTAAAGAGTTCCCTTCTATATTTATAAATGAAGGGGTTTCTGATCCTGCACCTACTGCTGCACCTACTGCTGCACCTACTGCTGCACCTACTGCTGCACCTACTGCTGCTGTTA